TATGAAACCAGGTATTGTCAAATATGATGTGATGAATGTTAAGTGTGATAATGGTTGTAGACTCGTTGGTCAAGCAACTACTGCGAAAGCAGGTATCGGTTTTACTATTCATAATTTGTACTTAGATGAGTTTGCTCACATTCACCCGACAATCGTAGATACTTTTTACGAAAACGTTTATCCAACGCTTTCAGCTTCAAAGGTTTCTCGTATTACTATTACATCAACGCCAAATGGATTTAACAAATTTTATCAAATCTATGCTGCAGCAGATAGAGGTGAAAATGAATATACAGCAATGCGTATCGATTGGTGGGAACACCCTGACAGAGATGATGCATGGTATCAAAGAGAACTGGGAAATCTTGGTTCTATTGAGGCGTTTAATAGACAATATGGTAATGAATTTGTTTCATCTTCGAATCTGCTATTAGATCCAATTGATTTAAAGAAGATGCGTAAACGTATGCAGAAATATATTTATCATGATTTTGATGAATTTGATTATATTTCAATAGACACAAAAGACTTCTTAATGTGGGATCCTATGTTTGATGTAGAATCTACAAAAGATCCTGAGAATTTCTGGTTATTTTCAGTAGATATTGCCGAAGGAAATGGTGGAGATTATTCAGTGATCAATATATTTCAAGTAGAACCTATGAATAAGGAAGAAATTGTCAATGCCACAAATCCAGGTGCGATGTATGATTTCTTTAAAATAAAACAGGTAGGTGTTTTTAGGTCAAACGAACATGTCATAGAAGATTTCGCAAAAGTATTATATACATTATCGTGTGAAATCTTTTACAACGAAAACGTTAAATTAATTGTAGAATACAATACATACGGATCTGTGTTGTTCCAATACTTAAGATCTGTGTTTCCTCAGAAAAATGATTTTGATGATGAAATGGTTGTTAAGTTTAAACACAGACATGATTCCAGAACTCTAAAACAAGGTATTAAAATAAAATCTGATAATAAAGCTATATTTTGTCAAAATTTTGCCAAGCTTTACAAAATAAATAGAATAGATATAACAGATGAAACTACTATAAGTGAAGCTAGTTTATTTGGAGGTTTACCAAGAGGTGGTTATGGAGCTCAAATGGGAAATGACGATACGATCATGACGGTTATTAGTTCTACAGAATTCTTTAACACCACAGACTACGCCGACTATATAGAAGAATTATTAGATTTTATTGACCCGGATTTACATTTAGAAATGGAAAAAGTTTTATATAAAGATAATACAACTGATGGAGATCTACAATATGATATATATGACCTGATATAAATAAATTTCGAAAGAAGAATAGATATATAATAAAAGTAAAAAAAATAAATAAGAACAACTATGGCATTAAGTCCTCAATTATTACAGTTCAAAAGCTCAGGCGTATATCGCTTAGAGTTTGACAAATCACAAACAGTGAACATTCCGGCTGAAACTATCAGATTGGTTGTTGGTAGATCTAAAAAAGGTCCTTACAACACACCAGTATTTATTGAAAATGTTGAGCAATTTACTCAAGTTTTCGGTGGTATTGATAAATCTTTAGAAAAGAAAGGAATGTATTTCCACAGATCAGCAATCGAAACTCTTTCTAGAGGGCCGATCTTAGCTTTAAACCTAACAGCAGCGGATGCTGAAGATAGAATTGCAATGGTTTCACCAGCAACTAATTCTTCTGAAGAAGGTTTATCAGCTAAAACAGCATCTGTACAATATAGTAGCATTTTTGATACTGATAAATTCTGGGTTCCTTCAGATATTGAAGTATTAGAAGCTGCTGGAAATTCAGACGAAACATCAAACAATGCAATTACTTTTGCTAACATCAAACAAGAGCCAATCTCAGTTATCGTAAGACAAGCTGCTAATACTGCTGGTTTTGAAATGACAGCAAGAGAATGGTACGGTGAAGGTAATGTACCAGACGGTATTGAAGATTTAGAATACGTATCTGATTATATGGTAGATGTATTTGTATTTAAAGGATCTTATGATTCTGAAAAATTACAAAACGATCCAACATACGGTTCATTCTTTAACGAACACGGTTTACACAGAAATCAATTGGCTAAATTTACTGCTTTAAGAGAAGTTAGTTTAGTAGCACAATACACAGGTTCAGTAATTCCTGAATTCCAAGATCAAGAAGGTCGTCAATTATACATTGAGACTTTAATTAACTTGGAAGCTAGAAGAACTGGTTTATTCTGTGCTATCAACGAAGATGCTCTAGAAAATATTGATTTCGTAGGTGAAAACTTCGATATCTATCAAGATTATAAAGTTCTTTCTCACAGAGTTGAACAAGATGCTACACCAGACATATTATCTTTATCTAAAGTAATGATAGTAGATGGTAATGAATTAACTATCGAAGGAGCAACACTATCTGAATTAACTTTATTAGGTATTTCAGAGAGCGGATTCTTAAGAGCTGAAATCGATGGAGAATTTACACCTATTTCTGCAATTTACGAAGATGGTGCTAACGTAATCGTTGAATGTGAAAGCGCTATTAAAGCTTCTACATTTGAATCTTATGAATTAGGTTTAGCTGCAACATTCCACGCAGGAGAAATCACAGTTGTTGACGGAGATATCTATATCGCAGCACCAGTAGTTGGAGCGGATCCAGCTGGTAAATTCCTTACATCAGGTAGCGTAATCTTAGGTAACTTCTTACTAGGATCAAACGGTATTGATTATGTTAAAATTTCACAAGTTACTGAATTATTTAATTTAGGTGGAGCAAACGTTATCAAAATCACACCGGCTGCAGGAAAATCATTTAGCTCAACATATGCAACTGCATCAGCTACTTCTATCTCAGCATATTCTAGAAAAGCATCTGCAACATTTGAATTTACTACAATTGAGCCTAACTCAAGAGCGATTATGTTACCAACACAAACTGATAACTATTCATTCTTACCAATCGGTGCAGGTCAATTTAGATTATCTGCTACATTAGAAGATGATACATTTGATTGGACATCAGTTTCAGTTGGTATGTACATTCCAGCAGATGAAGGTAAATTAGCAAGAATTAAAAGAATTATCAAGACAGTTGTTGGTGGATCAAACGTATATACATTTGAATGTCACAGACCAGTATCTGAGAGACCAGGATATGCTCTTAAAAGATATGAAGAAAGTACTTCAACATATACTATGTTCCCATTAGCGGCTGCAACACAATCTGAAAAATCAATTGCTGAATTGTTAACACAATTAAGACCAGGTAATGGTTTATCAAATACTTTAATTGACAAAGACGCAATTACATTTAGATATGTTGTTGATACATTTGGATCATTAGAAAATGGAGGTATTCTTAACAAAGAAGAAATTACTCAACTTTGTAAAGAAAGACAAAATGCTTCTGCGATTCTTAACGCACCGATGGTGAAAGAATTTAAAGCAGCTACTAACCCTTCATTTAAAGATGCTAATACTGGATCATTCGAAACTAGATTAGTAGCAACTGGCGGTAACTTAGAACTTAACCCTACTGCAGTCTACACATTACCATCTATCAACGAGGGTGCAAACTTCGGTTTCTACTACTCACCGGGTCTTAATGTATTAGAAAATGGTAGAACTAAAGTTATTCCACCAGCGGCTTACATATCAAACAACTATATCGATAAATATTTAGACGCATTACCATGGTCTATCATCGCAGGACCAAGAAGAGGTGTTGTAGGTGGTACAGGTGTACAAGGTCTAGAATTTGCATTCGATAAGAACGATAGAGATTACTTAGAGCCATTCGGTATCAACCCAATCGTATTCGAAAGAGGTGTTGGTTTGACTATCAAAGGTAATAAGACTGCACAACAATCAGTTCAATCAGCATTGTCTTCAGCTCACGTAAGAGAAGCAATGATCTACATTGAAGATGGTTTAGCAGAAATCTTGAAAAACTACTTATTCGAGTTTAACAATGCTCAAACAAGATTAGAGATTAAAACTTTAGCTGACTCATTCATGGAATCAGTGAAGAAAGACGGAGGTGTATACGACTATAGAAACGTTATGGACGGATCCAACAACACTAACGAAGTAATCGATAATAATATGGGTATTTTAGATACATTTGTTGAGCCAGTTAAAGGTCTTGAGATCTTAGTATCGAGAGTAACTATCTTGAACACGGGTGAAATTGCAACCGGAAACTTTGCATAACAAAATAAGATATATAAAATAAACACATACAAATTATGGCTTTACCACATTATTCAGAAGATCAAACACAGAAGAAGGGCAAGAACTTCGAACCAGTACAGGCTAACCTGTTTGAGGTGACAATCTTACCTCCCGATGGTGTTGCCGGTCAAGAATTGTTATTACAACATGTAAATTCAATTTCAGGCCTTGCAGGTTTACATAAAGATGTTGCTGCAATTGAGCAGAAGTATAAATTTGCTACTAGATCATTCGCTGGTATGGTAGACAATACTTCAATCGACGTAACTGTTAACTTTTCATTGAACCTAAATGATTCTAACCAAGCGTACTTATATAAAACTATGAGACAATGGTACAGAGCACAATATAATCCAGAAACTGGTGAAATGGGCTTGAAAAAGAATTACGTAGGAACTATTGTTATCGTACAATTTAATAGAGAAGGTGATATTTTTAGAAAAATCACATTAGATGATTGTTTCATCACTTCAGGACTTGGATTTACGGATGCATTAGATTATTCAGCTGCAGACGTACAAACATTAGAGATCACTTGGAGATCTGATGTATACGCTGAGGAAGTAAACTAATTAACACACACTACTAATAAGAAGGTATCTAACGATATCTTCTTATTTTTTGCAAGATAAATATATTATATTATTAACATACACAAATATTATGAATAACCACAAGTTAACAAAAAAACTTCAAGTTCTTCTCACAGAAGATGAAGTGGCCGATGTTAATCGATGTATCTTAAATGATGCAGTCGAAACTGAAACTAGGCCGGTTTCTGTTAGTGCATGGATTAGAGACTTAATTAAAAAGGAATTAAGTTTAAAATCAGGTGAACAGCAATCATATATTAAAACAAAAGTAAAAAACTTAAATAACAAAAAACAATGAGCGAAGAATTAAACAAAAAAGAAGAAGCGGCAAAAGCAATGCTAGACGCTAGGGATCAAATTAATAATCCACAGACTTCTAATGATTCGACAGTTGAAGATGTTTCAGTAGAAATGTTGAGNGCAGTTGAATCCAATGGATTAGGTAGAGTTAATATGGACAATTTTGGACAAGCAAGACCAGAAAAGTCTGCGGACCAATTCTTAGGATGGATGGTTCTAGATCAAGAAGAATTACCATCTAAAGGTAAATTTTACCCCAATGGTACAGTAATTAAGATTAGATCT